GTGTTGCTGCATACGATCTTGGACAAGTTAAGGAACTATCTAACTCTATCCTTGGTGGTGGATTTGATAACTTCACCGCTACAACAGCACCCAATCCTACAGGCACCTTCCCAGATGGTCCTGAGGTATTAGCGATTCAAATTACAAACATTGCTGGTGGTCGTGGTTCTAATAGACGTGCTGCTGACGTTAGAATCTCATGGACGGAGGCACAGGCATAATGATAGCTCTAATAGTAATCATAGCATTGATATCAATAACAGGTTGGATTATAAGATATTACGATCCCCATAACTAACCTAAATAAACAGAGAAATAATATAATACTATGGCAGAAACAAAAAAGGTTTCTGAAGAGAAACCGAAAGGTCCTCTAGGTAAACTTAAAGAGGTTGCAGAAGATAAGGAAGAGCAACTCCTATACTTAGCAACTCTGATAAGAGTGATTGTTCTTGTGTGGTCCGCAGGAATTTTGACTTTGAACTACGTTAAAATACCAGGTTATGATGCAGGAGAAAAGATAGATCCAACTTTCATAGCTTCGGTTTTCACAGGAACGCTAGCTACTTTTGGCGTTCAAACGGGAGGTAAGAAAAAGAATGGTGCTAATGCAGATGCAAACATATCTAAAAAAGATATGGAGTTTCTTATTGCCAAGGCATCAGAGACTGCTCCTGCACAAACCATCAGGATTGAATCAGCTCCTGTAAAAATTGTTCCATCTGACAAATAAACATCATGCAAAAAATTATTAACGGAATCGCCATCCTAAGTGGCGTAGTGTCACTAGCAGTAGTGGGTAGTGGAGTATTCATCTATGTACAGAAGGATGCTATCATTGAGGGAGTAAAAAGTAATATTAAAGAACAGGTATTGGGTGGCGTAACAGATGCTTTGCCAGGTATTGTTGGCGAGTCTATGCCTACATTGCCTGAGGCAACTGGTCCTGCATTACCATTTTAACTATGATAAAATTTAAGTATGTTGTAGCTACTGTTGGAGGATTACTAGCAGTAGCACACGTTGGTTTACTTGGATATGTATTTCATAGACCAAAGACACCATTAGTTCCTACAATCAATATACCTCATGGAGATTATTCTTCTTACAGTATCAGAGCTGGTAAGGATGGATATGAAATTGAGTACAAAGCAAATGATCCTGCAATTCTAGAGTCTGAGAAATCCTTAGACCTTATAAAAGATAAGAAAGGATTGTTTGGCGGTGGTATAGAAAACCGCATAGAGTATCGTCGTGACCAATACACGGCTGATGGATTCAGAAATCTTGGGGGTGCCACAACGCAGGATGGTGAGGGAAAGTTCACTGCAAAAGACGTAGAGTGTTTAGTGGCGGACGCTGGAGCAAGAAGTCAAGGTGCAATGGCAGGTAGTGCTATTGTTGCTGGTACTGTTACTCCTGCCTTATCTAACATCCCTTACATCGGATGGTTAGCTGGTGGTTGGGCGTTGCTACTAGGAAATAAAGCAGGTTCAGAAGTAGGTTCTCAAGTTGGTAGCGTATTTAACGATTGTTAAATGGATATCCGTGAGATTAAATTAAAAGGAGGGGAGATTGATATCATCAAGATCCCTTTTACTCCTGAATATTTGTTAGAACCACCTCAAGCCATACCAATATATCCACCAGTATCATCTGAAATTGGTGTACCGATTGTGGATATGCCTGGCTGTGTTGAGGCACATGAGGTGGAAGAAAATAATATGCTGGAGGATGACGATCCGAAAGGCGTCAAGATATATTGTGATGCAGGAATGCCATCATATAATCCCATGGATTTTAATAAAGATGATCTTGAATTTGAATATGAGGCACCAGTTCCTCCTGTAGGCAACACTGATAAACCAGAGGCAGATACACCAGAAATACCAAAGAAGACTGTTACAAGCGAAATAAAGTGTCCTACAGAGGCACAAGAACTTAAGGAACCTATAGGCACATTAGTAGATGCTGGTAAGAAAAAGATTGTTGAGTACAGACTCATAGGTAAAGAGTGTATTCCAATCAAAGAAGATCTAAAGATACCTGATCAAATCATCAAAGCAATTCCATCAGCAGGACAAGTGACAACAACTGCATCAATCGCTATCGTAGCTACAGCAGCTGCTACTGCAACTCCTTTTTTATTGAAAGCTGTCAAACCAATCGTTAAACAGATCATTAAAAGAATTAAGAAGTTATTAGGTAAGAATCCTCCTAAACTATCTGCTAACGAAATTCAAACTAATAAGTATAGAGAGAAGAAAGGACTACCTCCTGTCAAACTTCCTAAGAAAAAATAATTAATTATTACCGATAGATATATCTTTCAACTTTGATGCATCTGTGCTAGGGATCTCATGTTTGTGTGGAACCATAAAGTTAACACCCTGCACCTGTACATCAGCACATATACGAGCATATTTTGTGCCAGGCGCAAAGCGAATACCAGATTTTAATAATTCACCACAATTTTTTAATCTTGCGATCTCAAAATCTAATCTCTTGTTAGCATTTTGTTGTTGCATTAATGCTATGTTTGCCTTAGCTGCCTCTTTACATAACCTTTGTGCCTCTTTATCCTTAGGTGTAGACCATGTAGCACTGATACCAAAAGATAAATTATAATTATCTTTTTGACCTGTACGAGTAGGAACGTAGTAGAGAATATCACCAGGATTGTCTGGTGCTCCGTCCTCGTCTATGTCACGCATGTCGTACACTGGCGAGTCATAATAATCCTCCCAAGGTTTTTGAGACGACGCATTTCCTGTGATGAATGGAGTTACATTGACGGTCTCACCTTGACATTGTATACCATTACCATAGGTATTAGTTATGTAAGGACCTTGCAGGACCTGTATAGCTTGATTGGTGACTGAGCCTGAACTATTAGCTACGGGAGCTGCTGTTGCACTCACACCCCCTACAGTCTCCGCCTTGGTGACAGGGACAATCGCAGTTAGATTTGATAGACATATGATTACTGGGAGAAAATACTTGTTGTATCGGTTACGCTTGTAACCTCTGTTACTCTTTGTATGATTGTATGATTGGAAAGACCTGGGGATTTTACTGTCTCTGTGAATTGAAACGCTGCTCCTGGTGTGGTCTGCACGAATGAGGGTTTGTTTGATATTCCCGTCCATGTTGATGTCACTCCTTCAATAGTTACATTAGTCTTGTCAGTTGTAGGGGATAAATTTCCGTCTGCAGTTATTCCCGAACCCGTTACCGAAAATTGATACCCAGTATTATAATCCATAGAATTTATGGTCTCCGTCACTTTGCTCGTCGTTTCCGTGTGACTTGTCATGCTTCCCTGTTGGAAGTTCGGGACCACGGGCACTGCGAGGACAGGTGCAGTAGAATTGACTACGAGTGCACCTGTCGCAATAAACGTTGAGATCTTTCCAAAATGGATGTTCACGAGGATTACCCTCCATTAATCTATAACGGTGATTTCAGATACAAATTGTCCTGTAGCTGTAGTTCCAGCTCCACCAGCTGTTATACCAATGACATTTGCACTGGTGATAGTTGCTGCCAATGTATCTTTTGCTCCAGCAGAGTAAGATGTTACACTACTAAAGTTAGGGTTCGCACCAACAGTTGCTGCACTAGTAGGCACAGCATCCGCTTGAGTGTAGGATTGGCTAAAGCTGAAAGCCGCACCTGCTGTGTCTTGGGTCGCTGCAATCGTGCCAGGATTATAAACTCCTGAGGTGATGGTACCCGCACTCACAGTGCCAGCCGTTGTGCCATCTGTTGTGTCAATATTAGTACCACTAATACTGAACGACGAACCAATTCGCGAAGAGGTTGCTCGTGCAGCGTCTACAGTGAGTTGTACACTTGAAGAGTGTTTAGTGACAAGTCCACCAGCGTTAGCTGCACCTGTCGTCAAAAGTAACATAACGATAGGAAGTAGTTTCTTCATAACGTATAATTCTTGGATCCGTATTTATTTATCTAAGTTTCTTATCAGACCTATAAGCATTCCAAATATGATTTCCGCTTGACAAAACTTTACATTTGCTATATACTATTGTAACGTTTCTTAACAAAGTAACAAATGACAACAGTAACTGAAACTGGCGGACGCCAGAATATGTACCCAACTGAGGTGCAACCATACATTGACGAGAGCTATGAGGGATACGGTATTAATGCCGAGAAACTCAATGGCAGACTTGCAATGCTTGGCATAGTATCAGGTTTCATTTCTTACGCTTTGTCAGGAAGTTTTTTCTTCGGTGGTATTCTAGGTTTTTAAACCATGGATATTATTGAATCTATTTTATACACACATCAATCACAAAAAAGGTACACAATCATGACTCCAGAAGCAGAAAGATTTAATGGATGGGCAGCAATGCTTGGTTTCGTAGCAGCAGTCGGTGCATACGCAACAACAGGAAACATCATTCCTGGCATCTTCTAATGTCTAACAAAGATATTTTCGTGAAGGCACAAGGACGTGCTGCAATGATGGGATTCGTCGCACTTTGCACAGTCTATGCCTTCACAGGTCAACTAATTCCAGGCATTGTATAATGAAAAGATATCCAGTGCCTCTCAAGGTAGTGCCATACATTTTTATGTTGGCATTGGGAACAAGTACACTCTCAACAGCATTCGTATAATGTCAAAAACACTTAAGCAAAAATCAGTGGATAAACTTTTTGAGAAAAACGCAAGAGTAGAACCACAAAAGATCTGGGCAGAGACTTGGAATGGTAGAGCAGCAATGATTGGTCTACTAGCAGCATGTATCTCTGACTTAACCACAGGTCATATGTTCTTTGGAATTTTTTAATTCATGGAACTAGTAACAGATTCATATCCATATTGGAAAGCTATATTATGGTGTTTATATCCTATAAGTTCTTTAGTAGCTATTGAACTGTTCCTACGTACAACAAAGGATGATGACGATGATGATGATGGAAGTGGTGGGGTGATGACTCCTGTGTATAATTACGCACCATCATCATAGATTGAGTAGAAATACCCATCTTCAAAAGCTTGACGGGATTTCCCCATTCCTGTATACTAAATAGGTAAACAAATGTTAAGAAGGTTTTGCTTTCCTAACAATGCTCACGCCTTACCGAGACTAAACAGCGTGGCTAAACAATAGTCTCTCATACCTTTTCCTGAGGGTGGAAAAGGAATACTCAATTCAGTGTCCCCTGCACTATTACATAACCCTTATTCAAATGACAACTCTTTCACGTTCTAAACAACGCGGTGGACTCCTCTCAGGTTGGGATGAGTTCTGCGAATGGGTAACATCAACAAACAACAGACTTTATGTTGGTTGGTTCGGTGTACTCATGATTCCTTGCTTGCTCGCAGCAGCAGCATGCTTCATCGTTGCATTCGTTGCAGCACCTCCTGTAGACATTGATGGCATCAGAGAGCCAGTCGCAGGTTCACTTCTCTACGGTAACAACATCATCTCAGGTGCGGTTGTTCCTTCTTCAAACGCAATCGGACTTCACTTCTATCCTATTTGGGAAGCAGCATCAGTAGATGAATGGCTTTACAATGGTGGTCCTTACCAGTTAGTTGTATTCCACTTCCTAATCGGCATCACAGCATACTGTGGTCGTCAGTGGGAACTATCATACAGACTAGGCATGCGTCCTTGGATCTGTGTTGCTTACAGTGCTCCTGTATCTGCAGCAATGGCAGTGTTCCTTGTATATCCTTTCGGACAAGGTTCTTTCTCAGACGGAATGCCTCTAGGTATCTCAGGTACTTTTAACTTCATGTTCGTGTTCCAAGCAGAGCACAACATCCTAATGCACCCATTCCATATGATTGGTGTAGCAGGTGTATTTGGTGGTTCACTCTTCAGTGCTATGCACGGTTCTCTAGTTACATCTTCTCTAATCAGAGAGACAACTGAGCAAGAGTCACAGAACTACGGTTACAAGTTCGGTCAAGAAGAAGAGACCTACAACATCGTTGCAGCACATGGATACTTTGGTAGACTTATCTTCCAATACGCATCATTCAACAACAGCAGAAGTCTTCACTTCTTCTTAGCAGCATTCCCAGTTGTTTGCATCTGGATTACTGCAATGGGTGTGTCAACCATGGCATTCAACCTCAATGGCTTTAACTTCAACCAGTCTGTTCTAGACAACGGTGGTCATGTAATTCCTACATGGGCAGACATTCTTAACAGAGCAGGTCTTGGTATGGAAGTAATGCACGAGCGTAACGCTCACAACTTCCCACTTGACCTTGCATGTGCTGAGTCAACTCAGGTTGCTCTAACAGCACCATCAATCGGTTAAGGTTGTACCTGAGGAGCACAAGGTTAAATGACTCATATCAAAGCAAAGATCTTTGACATCCCACACGAGTATCATGGCATTCTAGAATTCGTTTTCTTCATTGCAGTTGGTATTTCAGCAGGATCATTAGGTCTAATCTAAAATCACAAAGTGATTTCATTGGCGGGGAAAAAAATTCTCCGCCAATTTTTTTGCAAAAAAGTTGATCCTATGCTATGATGGGTCGTATACATAGAAGAAAAGCTATGAACGTTAAAGTTTATACTAGTACAGGATGCACTTGGTGTGCTAGAACAAAGGAATTATTAGAGAGAGCAAATATCACAGATTATACTGAGATTCTCTGGTCTGATATGTCTGGTGACGATCAAGAAACATTTAAGAATTCATATCCAGAAGCACAAGGATTCCCTGTAGTCTTTGTTGACGAGGAGTTTGTTGGTGGTTTAGTTCCATTTGCAAAGATGTTAATGCAGAAAGGATTAGTATCCGCACCCAAAAAAGGGTTACCACCAAATACTGTTACAACTGGCAGAAAGGATTAGTATCCGCACCTAAAAAATGAAGGAACTTAAAATAAATAGAGGTATAGAGCTAATGCTCAGGAGGGCAAAGAAGGACATGCAAACGAAACCTTCTAAAGGTTTCACTATCACCAAACATTTTTCTCTCCTGAAACGCGAAGTCTACTTCAACTTTGAACTCAGGTGGGACAAAGAAAAAATTTAGTTCGGAGTTGAACAATGACTGAAACGATGATGATCTACATCTCGGCAACCGTATCTTTTATCTTTCTAGCAATCGGAGTGTTAGCAGGATGGGTAGCTGCAGAAGTAAAACAAGAACACATGTATAATGTACAAGAAGAAAATGTTCATCCAGAAATGCTGAACTCACAAGGTCAATGGATTAACGAAGAACTTCTCTCAGTTCGCTTCTTAAATGAGGACGAATTAGAAGAGGAATAAATATACTTACGATGACAATTAGGTTATGAAATTATTAATGCATGAAGTGCTACAAAAAATTAGCAATGCTAAAACAAAAGCACAAAAGGTCAAACTATTAGAGGACTTTAATACACCTGCGCTTAGAGCTATCTTAATTGCTAACTTTGATGAGAGTGTTATCTCTATGCTCCCTGAAGGAAAAGTTCCATATAAAGAGAACGATGCTCCCGAAGATACAGAACATACAAAACTAGATCACGAGTATCGCAAGTTGTATCTGTTCTTCAAAGGTGGTGCAAACATTTCACAAACTCGTCGTGAAACTTTGTTCATTCAATTGTTAGAAGGATTGCATAAAGGAGAAGCAGAAGTTCTATGTCTTGTTAAAGACAAAAAGATTGGTAAGCGTTGGAAGATTACCAGACAGTGTGTAGAACAAGCGTTCCCTTCAATCCAGTGGGGAAATCGTAGCTAATGGTCACCTTGAATATCCTAAAAGAAAATTGCGATCCGCAAAAAGATAACAACACTGCTCTACCTTACAACGCATACCTTGTTCAATACAAGGCAGGTGAGAATGAGACAAGATGGGATCTTACTATGGCATATAAGATGTCTGAAATATTTGATCATTACTATGACAAATATAAAAGTGTATTAGCAATTATACAATCTGATGGCAGAGTAGCTCCTAAAATGTGGAGTGATCCTAGTAAACCACAACCTAAGAAAAAGAAATGAGTGCAGGACAGACAGGAGATTGGGCAATCTTTTACAGAAGGTTAGATGACCCTACTGTATGGCATACTATGAAACTATGGAGAAAGGATGGTGTTCTCGTGTCTGCAAAAACATTTGACGATGTGTATAAGTTTAATCGTTTTAAGGAAGCGTTTAATTTCGCAAAGAATTTAATTACAGGTGGCGATATGGATCAACCTGTATATGATGCACAGGTAAAAAGAGTATGCAAAGCCAAAGGCGATGCGTTTTATCTGGCAGGTAATTAAGAAGTATAAAATGTATCGGTTGCTACCGATTGACAATTCTAAATAGTTGTGTTAGAATACTAACACGTTCATCCCACTTAGGTGGGACGCAAGTAAGTCGCGGAACGGAGCGTTCATCCCATGTTAATGCATCTACTCTTAATTGAATATATGCTTTACAGTTCGCTTTCATGTGAGCAATCATTAGCATTAATGCTAAAGATTCAGAAACATCAAGACTTATCAGAAATGATAAAGATTGAATTGATTGAGACCGTCAAGGA